CATCCTCGTGTAGAGAATAGGTCACCGTAATGCCAATGGTTAAAGAATACTATGTTTTCCATAGATTATCCAATAACTTGGAAAGTTGGGCAAGGAACTACTAACTTACCGCCCTTTGCGATAAAGTCACCTTCACGCTTTACGAACTCATCAATAAAGTGCCAAGGCAATACAAGCAAGTAATCTGGGTTTGCTGCTCGCATTTCTTCTTCACTGCAAATTGGAATATTAGTTCCAACAGTCTGTAAACCAAACTTATATGGGCTACGTTCAGCAATAGCAGTTACCAAGTCTGGCGTAATTTCAAACAATTGTAGCAGTGTATTGCCCTTAGTTGATGCGCCATATCCATAAACTTTCTTGCCTTCTTCTTTAGCCTTATGCAAAAATGTAAGAACTTGAACCTTTAATTCCCAAATATTATCACCAAACTCTTTCCAAAGTTTTTCACTGGTAATATCCCAATGTTTCTTTTCATATTCAAGAGTTGATGCAACACGCATTTCACAAACGTCACGAATCTGACGTGTAGCAAATGTCTTTTCATCAGCAGTATCTTTTTGGAAAGTTACACGGAATGAACCACCGTTAGCATCATTAAGTGTGCAATCACGTAGGATGAATCCTTCACTTTCAAACAACTTCTTGATGCTGTTCAAATCATAATAGTAAACGTGTTCATGGCAAATGTTATCAAATGCCAACTGCTTCAACATAAGTGGTGTATAACTCATCTGTAGAACAAATACACCATCATCAGCAAGGATAGAATGAGCATCACGAATAAATGGACGTGGGTTATCAAGGTCATAGAACATTGCAATACAAGTAATAACCTTTGCCTTTGCATCTGGACCAAGACCAAGGCGATTCCAAGCATCCTTTGTAAAGAAGTCCTGAATTACTTTTGCGTGTTTGGTGCTTTCTGCCAAGAAACTATCATCAGCAGGATCAATACCAACCTTTGTCATGTAATCAGGAACTTGACGTAGCAGTGTGCCATCATTACAAGCAATATCAAGCCAGATATCACCATCTTGTGTCTTGGTGCGGCTTGTAACTTCTGCAACAACATCACCAAGAAGTTTAGTCATGGTTGCATTGGTTCCACTGCGATACCAGTATTGTCCATACATCTTGTCAAGTGGTGCAACACCATCAAGACGAACTGCGCCAATAGTTTCATCAAGATAAAGATCAAGACTCCATGGCTTTGTTTCACGCATTTCTGCGCCTGGCTTCATAAAATCACTTACATAGTGATCACCTAATTCTAAAATCTTCTTCATTTCAATCCCTCGTTGATGTATGACTTTGTTTCTACAATATCGCTATTGTAAAGTTTATTGATATCTAATTTAAATTGGCAACGGTCTTTGTTACCTTGATGAACATCAGTGACCAACTTGATAAACTCGCTATCATATGGCTTTAAGTCTGTGCCATATGTGCGCACAACATCTTCATGACGCCAAATCATATGATTTACTGCCTTGAGATTCTTGACAACATCATCAACAGGCTCACTTGGTGCTTCAAGTTCATCAATAATCTTCATGAGTTCTGCTAATTCTTTATTAACATACTCAATCTTGATGCGATTGGTTTCACTGTCAACCTTACTATATTCTTCTAACTTGATGTTAAGAATAGTAATCTTGTCCCACAAATCGCCTACACTAATTGGTGCAAATACTAGCTGTCCCATGTTCAGCCCTTCTTTGCCAAGTTGTAATCGGTTTCGCACATGTCGTTAACAAGGTCTTGTAGAGAATATTGTGGTTGCCAACCAAGAACTTCACGAACCTTTGTTGCATCACCTTGAATGTTTACAACATCAACTGGACGATAAAACTCTGGGTTTACACGTATCATAGCATCACCACCAACACTGTTACGTGCAACCTCGTTTACACCAGTTCCTTCCCAAAGTAACTTAATACCAAAATACTCGGCAGTTAAATTACAAAAATCACGAATGCTACTTTGTATTCCTGTTGCAACCACATAATCATCTGGTGTTTCGTGTTGTAGCATCATCCACATTGCACGAACATAATCCTTGGCATGACCCCAATCACGAAGACTGTCCATATTACCAAGTTCTAATACCTTTTGTTTGCCTAATACCATATTGGCAAATGCTTTGGTAATTTTACGTGTAACAAATAGTTCGCCACGGCGTGGACTCTCATGGTTGAACAGTAAGCCATTACATCCAAAAATCTTATAACTTTCACGATAATTTACTGTAATCCAGTAAGCATATAGTTTAGCAGCACTATAAGGAGAACCAGGATAAAATGGCGTATCTTCTTTTTGAGGATTAAACTTTTGAATACCAAACATTTCACTGGTAGATGCCTGATAAAACTTTGTTTTATTTGTCAATTTAAGACTACGAATACTGTCTAGAATACGTAGCGGTCCAAGAGCATTTGTATCACCAGTTAATTCTGGCATATCAAATGATACCTTGACATGGCTTTGAGCGGCAAGATTATAAATCTCATCTGGCTCTACCTTGTCAATAAGATTACGGATGCTATTTGAATCGCTTAAGTCACCATTGTGAAATGTAACTTGATCTTTAACATCTTGAATATTTGGGTGGTCAAAATTTGCGCTACGGCGAATAAGACCATGAACTTCATAACCTTTGTTTAGTAGAAGTTCTGCTAGATAACTGCCGTCTTGACCAGCGATACCTGTAATAAGTGCTTTCTTCATTTTGTCCTCGTTGATATTTTGTATATATTATTCATAATATGCGGATATAAATTTATGCTACTGCAAAATCTTCCATGCCCGCTGTCTTTAGTCGGACCATATGACCCAACATAAAATTCTTACTTTCAAGTGCTTTCATGATGCCCAACCAACGATTTCGCAGCAATGCGACTTCATTGATAATAGTTTCATAATCAATAACTTCATCTTCACCATCTACATATTTTTCAGCATCACGACTTGTAAGTGCACGTGCATAATGTTCTAAGTATTTTTGAAAATATTTGCGACGGATTTTTCGAAGTTGAATATTAAGAAAGTTTAATACCGCTTCAATTTCTTGCAGTTGATTAAAACGATGTTCTGTTATACCAGGTAATTTACTCAAGTTTTTTTCAACAAAACCACTAATATAGATATCATTTTTAGCATTGTTTAATTCATCTTCATAATAATCTATGAGTTCTGGTATTGAATTAATATCTTGACTTACTCTAGTGTACCAACTACTCATTCTTCATCTTCATCTTCGTCAGATTCTTCTACATCAAGATGTTCAGCAATTGCTGCTCGCATGGCACTATCAACGGCTAGTTCTTGTAAATCGTTGTCTGTAATGCCTAAATCAACCAATTCATTTACAACGTGATCTGCTGCAATTTGACGGTCTTTTGCTGAAATGTATTCTTTGACTGTTTGCCAAAATTGAACAAGTAATTCGCCTGTATCACTCATCTACTACTTCCTTAGTTTGCTTAGTATGTTTTGAATACTCACTCATTATAGTATTCAATTGATCATTTGTGAAATTCTTTCTAAACTCTTTGATAATTTCTCCTGTAACAGGACTTGTATATACAAGACGATTGCCTTCTTTTACAAGAATACCTTCATCTTCAAACATATCAATAAGTCCGCTATAAGGGTCCATGCCAGTTTCATATGGAATTTTGACTTGAACGCCTTCAAATGGTTTAGAATATCTTGTCTTCATTACCTTACACGCGGCACGAATACCATTTACTTCCGAGGTCTTATTGCCATCTTCATCTTCCTTCAACTTTAATTTACGCATCGCTACAACAATAGAAGATGCATAGATAAATCCTTGACCGCCACTAATCTTGTCATCAGGATCAAACATGTCTTGTGAAGCATAGGTATGATTGGTTGCAACCATACCAACATTATAACTGCCAAACATATTTACACAGTTACGAACCAGTGCAGTAAGTGCCTTTGGCTTGCGACCCATGTCACCTTTTAAATCACCGCTTTCAAATTGATTGACATCAGTAGGTGTCAGCAACATGCCAAGACTATCTACCACAAATAAAACTTTTGGACGTTCGCCTTCTGGCATAGCCTTAATCATGTCCATTGAATTGTTGATAAACTTGGCAACATCGTCAATCATTGCCATATTGACTTTCATAAGTTTATCTTCGCTAGTATCAACGCCAAGTGCTTTGAGCCAATTTTCATCCAACGCATTTTCAGTATCAATTAGGAATACATAAATGCCTTGTTGCTGTGCGTTACGAACAATGTTACCGCTACAAATATAACTTTTACCTGCACCACTTTCACCAGCAAATACTGTTACTTTGCCAAGTGGAATACCACGGTTAAAGTCACCACTTATACGATAATTTAATGTGTAGTTTCCTGTTGAAATCCAATCCGTTGGATCATTATAACCAATACTCATACCTGGTATTGCTTTTGTTAAGTCTTTGCGAAATTTTGATATGTCAAATGGTTTAGCCATGATAATGCCTTTTTTGAAAAGTAATATAATATGTGGGCAGACTTGTCAATAAATCCGCCCACACTTATTGTAATTATTCTGCTGTTTTACGGTTGCGAATCATGCTGAGAATTTCAGCCGCACGAGCATTGCTATCAGTCTTGGGTGCAGTGCTGACAGGAGCAGATGCTACTTGAGATTCTTCATCCCATGGTGCATTTTCCTTAACACTTGCTACCTGTGGACGAGGTGTTGGCACATTACGAGTTACTGGTGTGGAGTCTTCTGCATCAGCAGCATCACCACGTAAGCCAGCAGGCTTGTAATACTGTCCCCAACGTGACTCATCATAAGTGGCACCATCAACGCTAGCCTCAAACATTTCTTTCATGATCTTGAGTTCTGCGTCACCAGGTTTCTTGGGAAGGAAACTCTTCAAGTCAAACAGTCCAAATGCATCAATTGCAGCACGTTCTGCTTGTGTTAAAGCACTTTCCTTACGTGCCCACTTGCTGGTAGCATAATCTGCATACTGACCCTTGCTAGTTTTTGTGATACTGAAATCCAAACCACGTTCAAAATCTGTTGGGATTTCTTCAATATCAGGGTCTTTCAATGCAGCAATGATCAATGGATATATGCTGGGGCTAATAACGAACCGACGAATTGGATTTTCGGGTACGCTGTCTTCTGCAAGTGGATTGTCACGGACAAATCCTTGGAAGATGTAAGAACGCTTCTTCCAATACTTACGACCCATTTCTTCAAGACTTTTGTCCTTAAACCAAGTACGAACCTCTGTAAGAATGGGGCATGTTTCATTCCACATTTCAATGCAAGGAACTTGAACAATAACAGGTTTACTGTTCATTTGACCCTTAACTCCGCTAAATGGTAGACGGATCATTGCACGTTCAACCCAGAAAAAATCATTCTTTGCGTCACCATCAGGCAAGAACCTGATACGTGCCGTTGCATTCTCTGGAATGTCCCAATGTGGATAAATTGCGTTATCACGACCGCCGCCGTTAGAACCGCCTGTGCGGGTTTCTTGTTGTGCTAGTTTTGCACGGATTTCAGCCAATGAAGCCATAGTTTTTCCCTTTCTGTTTGCCTATATGTGCCATATACACTTGAACTACCAAGTGCATAATGTATTTATACACGGTAGCAAGAGTAATAGCAATATATTTTCTGCTCATAATATAAAATAGTTGATTTGGGTCTGTATGTCAATAAGTATTGTAATGCCAAATAAAAAAATATTTTGTAATGTTCCTTGGTCAAATTTTCACTTATATTGGGATGGAAGTTTTGGAGGCTGCTGTTCAGAAGATGGCAAAATTTATAATGATTCAGAAAGTCAAAAATATAATATTGCCAATATAACTGTATCAGAATGGTATAATAGTTATCCTATGCAAAATTTTAGAAAAGAAATACACGGAGATCAACTCATTTCTTCGTGTCGTCAATGTTATAAACAAGAAAAAGTAGGACACGAAAGCCGTAGAATTAAAGAAAATTTCAAGTCAGTTATTTTTACAGAACTTAATTTCCATAAAAGTTACAAACAAAGCCCTTGGATAAAACAATTTAAAAATAGCAAAAATGATGGTAAAACAAAACTATTGCCGATTGATTGGCATATTGATTTAGGAAATGAATGTAACTTTGCTTGTAAAATGTGTGATGAAAAAGCTAGTAGTAAAATAGCAAGTTATCTTAAAACTTATGGAAAATATAATGGACCAACAATTACAGATTGGTCAAAAAATAAGCAAGCATATGATAATTTTTTACAAGCAGTAGATACTATTAATGTTAAGAGAATACACTTTATGGGTGGCGAACCTACTATTTCACGCACATTTTATAAAATAATTGATTATCTAATTGCAAAAAAACGTAGTGAAATAAGTTTAAGTTTTGTTACAAACGGCAGCAAATTAGATTTAAACTTATTTGAAAAATTAAAGTTTTTTAAAAGTGTTGATATTGAAATTAGTATTGAATCGTTAGAAAAAAATAATGAATATATAAGACAAGGTTGCAAAACAGAAGAATTAATAAAAACAATTAAAAATTTTAATAGAATAGATAACCAAATTAATATTGTTTTGCGAACTGTTCCACAACTTCTAAGTATAAACACTTATACAAATTTAATAAAGTTTGCTTATGAAAATAAACTTATTATTGAATCTATTCCACTTTTAAAACCAGATTTTTTACAAATAAATGTTTTACCATTAGAAATAAGACAAAAATTTATTATTGATTTAGAAAAGTTAAGAAATAATCTTATCCAAAATATACAATTCAAACAAATACAAAATGGCAGGTCTCAAGGAACAATTATAAAAAAGTTAATTCGTGAATGTGATACCTTAATTAACATATGCAATCAACCAACTCCATATAATATTCAAGATTTAGAACAAAAATTGTGCAACCATTTATTATTTTGGGATAAAATTTATAAGCTGAATGCAATTGAAATTTATCCAGAATACTCTGATTGGTTAAGGTCTATTGGATATGCATAAGTTAGATTTTAAATTAAATTTAAAAGGATTATATTGTAAGGAATATCCTTACATAATTGCTGGTTTAAATAATGAAATATTATATGACGGTTTAGTTAAAGAAAAAGTAGAAATTGCACAAAATATTTTATTAAAAAATGACACGCATAATATTTGGATTTTACTTAAAAATAAAACCAATGAAAATACTACACTTAATTGCGATCAAGCTGTAATAATTGAAAATATTGAGTTTGAAGGTATTAGTTTACCAAGAATTATATGGGCTGGAGAGTATGAACCAATTTATCCTGAGCCTTGGGCAACACAACAAAAGGAATTAGGACAAACATTAGAACTGATTATAAAAAGTGCTGATTATCTTGGTTTTAATGGTAAATGGAATTTGCAATTTACGACTCCAATTTTTACTTGGATTCATAAATTAGAAAACTTAGGTTGGATTTACAATTAATTACTTTACAGCAGCATAAACAATTACTGGTGTTCCATCTAATACAGGTCCAGTAAGACTTATACTGTAATTTCCATCTTCGGTAGGACCAATATTAACAGCATGGTTAGGAAAGTTTGGAATTACTTCACTAATTACTTTCCAACTCATGCTACCACTATCTACATATCGCTGATTTGTAGCCCAATCTTGGAGCCATGCTAAATTATAAGTATCAGCCATTATGCATTGTTGCCTTATGTTGTTCTAAAAATAGGATTATAGAATATAAATCTTCAACAACATCATTTGCCAATCCGCCAGTATTTACATGGTTAATTTGCATTTCTTTTGCACGTTGACGCAAGGTTGATAGAGCATTTATAGCATCATCAATAGTTCGCACTGCCGCTTCACTTACAACTTCGGCTTCTTGTATACCAGCAAGTCGTTTAATATCTTCTAAGTTGTTCATTTTTTAACAATACCTGCTACTGCTTGCATCCAAACTAAATCAGCCTTAATGCTTTCTTCTGTTTTTTCTTTCTTTTCTTTTGCTTGCTTTGCGGCTTTCTTCATTGGCTCTGTCGTGTTGCCATCATCGTCCAAATCAGGGTAATCTGGCTTTTCTTTTACATTTTCATCAGTATATTCTACGTCATTGCTTTTCATATAATCACGAACGGTATCAATATAGTCTGCAGCCATAGTAATCTTATCTTGAACCCACTCTGGTAAGTTTTCATTGTCTTGCAACATTTTTTCAAGTTCTTCTGCTGCATCTACAATAGTAGCCAATCTATTCTTACTCATACGACCTTCTTGATCATATTCTGCCTTATCATCCGCATTTGGCTCACCACCTTCATGCTCTTCATGCTCATCGCTTTCTT